ATGCGGATGAACCGAGCGAACTGGTTTGTGGTCTCTCCCGAAGGTGCCAAAGCGGTTGGGCAGCTCCATCACTTTGTAACCACCGAAACATCGCTGCCCTCAAAACTGATCCACTTGGTGTTCTTGCGCGTTTCTCAACTGAACGGATGCGCGCACTGCATAGACATCCACACGCGCGATTTACTCAAGGAAGGCATGCCCTTCGACACAATCACTCTTCTGCCTGTTTGGCACGAAGCCGCGTATCTCTTCTCGGACCAAGAGCGCGCCGCGTTGGCATGGGCTGAGGAGGTAACGCTTGTCAGCGAGACCCACGCATCTGATGAGGCGTACCAAGCCGTGGCGGCAGCCTTCAGCGAGAAGGACCTTGTCGATCTCACGCTCACCATCGCGGCAATGAACGCGATCAATCGGCTAGGGGTGAGCTTTAGACTCAAGCCCCGTGCCAAGCCAGCCACAGAGTAACGACACCGGCCAGCGCTGGGCATTGGCCCAGCGCATCGTCAGCGCCGCTTTGGTCCGACTTTTCCCTTCCTCAACCAAGCCTTAGCAGGATCCATCAGTCTCGGCTTGGTCTCCGCCGCCGGCCGGATCGGCCCCAGTGCCGCCATCACCCTGGCGGATGCAGCAGCAGCTGCTTCGTCCAGGCGCTGGGCCTGCTGCAGCTGCTTGCGGGTCGGTGGCAAGCCGGGCAGTGGCGGCGCCGGCTGAATCGGGGTGCTTTCGGTCAGGCGCTCAACCGCCTCGCGAAGCGGCAGATCCGGATACAGCCTGGCCGCGCACCACCGCTCGGCAAAGCGCTTTCCTTGGCGCAGGCTGGCCACTTCTCACGCTCTTGGTCTGCCACATCTTCAGCGCATTGAGCGTCATGCGCAGGCCGCCCGCACGATCAGGGGTGAGGCTGGCCACCTCCCGGCCGTTCCACCACAGTGCCCAGCGCTCGCCCATTTGCACCCACCCGGCAGGGATAGGAGCGGTTCGGAAGCCTTGGTAGCCGAGCGAAGGGAGCATGCCGAGCAGCTTACGCCTGGCCGTCGCACAGCCTGAGATGACCCTTCGCCGATTCAGGACCGCGAAGGGACCCTTACCCACCGACCGGATGTCGGCCGGCAATTGCCCCCATGGTGAACGCATATCCAGCGTCTTCAAGCATTGACCGCAAACGCATTTCTGCCCTTCGCGGCATCGGAAGACCACGTGACGCATACAGCACATAGACAACATGACCGTCAGGGCCGTGCTCTCTGCGGACACTGCAGCTGTTTGTCTCGGCAGCATCTGACCATACAGCCTTCAGCTTTTCAGGACCGATCGACTGTCCATTTCGCAGGCGAAAGCTGAGCCAGCGCACGCATACGGGGTCGTATTTTTCTAGGTCAGCCATTGGGCACCTTCTATACGACGATGAAGATCCATCAAGACGACAGGGTCTATCCTGGGATGCTCGTCAACTGAAGACATTGGCAGATCAATCCGTGTCGACCGCCTGACCAGCGCCGGGCACTCACGCGATAGATCAATCCACCAGCCTTCGGGAAGCCGCAAACCTCTGCCGTTCCTGTCGTAAATGCTGATGTGAAAGCTCATGCTCGATCCAATACTCTTGAAATCTCAGGCGCATGGATCAGGATTGGCACGGCTAGCGCACAAAAATACCTGAGCCTCGTCTTGCTGGACCTTTAGGAAAGAATCAAGCCAGCGGATCGCGGCCCCGCGGTTCTTTATGATTCTTCCCAATTCTTCCGTTAGGCAGCGAGCACACTCCATTCCCCCCGGACTTGGAGAATGGCAGGATCGGCATGAACCCATAGTCGTCGTACCAGCAGGCCGCGACTGGTACATGATCTTGGTCATTAAGCTTACCGCTTGCTCGTGCAAAGCCATTGATCCTAGCTCCTCCCAGCCAAGAAGAAAGCCGCGCAAGGCGCGGCTTCTCGTTGTGCCCTATCGACGAGCGTTCTGCTGCTCACCCAACTTTTCCTTACCACTTCCCTGTTGGCCGCCATCCTGGCTGCTTTGCTGCTGCTTCTGCGGGTCCTTCTCGCCCTTTCCACCAGGGGCGCCGCCGAGCTCTTCGCCATCGACCTGGCCCTGCTGCCCTTGCTGGCCAGCGCGCTTTGCATCGTTGGTGTCGTTTGCTGCTTGGCCTTTCTCGATGTTGTTCATGCGTCACTCCACTGCAGCTGATGCTGCCCTGCAAACACTCCTCTACTCACTGTTACCTAAGCGTGGCGCTAGCCTCGCTTTATGAACGGTGCCGCAGACGGCTGCACCATCGAGGGAGTAGAGTTCAAGCTTCTAAAGGAGAACTGCCATGGAAAGCCGCCGCAACAAAGACTATGTCGACATCGAAAGAGAGCTAGCCCACTGGGAGTTGGCCTTCAACGCGGGTTCCCTCCCTGCGTTGAACTTTCGCCATGAGGTTGCTCCCATAATTCGTTTGGCATGTGACATCTACGTGAGGAACCCTCATGGTGATCGGCCTGCCTGGCTACTGGAGTTGAAGGAGCACCTGCAGCGACGCTCCAGTTTGCGCGGCGACCCGGGTGCGGAAGAGATCGCCAGTGGCTGCTGGGCAATCATTTCTGCGTGAGTGCTTTTCCGAGCCAATTGCCTCCGTAGAGTGACCCATCATGCGAAGCACACTTGGATCAGGGTAAAATCCAGTTCCTTGGCTCTTCTCGGGCGCGAAATCGTTTGCGTCTGTGTCCGGCCCCAGCTGGCTAGACACATGCTTACCCCTAGCTCATTTCGGATCCTGAGGATCCGAGCTTCGCTGCAGCCGAACGGCATGCTTGACAACATTCAGGCAATACAGTTCAGATGCGGGACGTGTGACAAGGAGTGTCGACTTACATCACGGATGGGCTTTTCGAAAGTCTCTGCTGGACTTGAGCTGACATGTTCATTTTGCCAAGGTATTGCGCATGTCAATCATGAAACCCTCTACGCAGAGTGGACGCAGCAGGTTAGGCGCGATCGAATGCTGAGATCGGCTGGAATCGATCCAGATGATCTATATCGCTCCTAGGTCGGTCAAATTCGCTCTCAATCGGCTCAAGCTTAAACACAGAAGGCGGCCGCCTGCGACTTGGCGCCCGCTGATGTTGTTCAGCCAAAACGCCTGAATTCGGCCAGCCTCCAGCACCGCCTCAAGCTCGAAGCTATCCGGTCTGCCTCTCAATGGCTCCCCAGGGGAGGCCAGGCCACCCTCCAGCGACTGCCATCGAGCGGGCTCTCCGCTGACGCTTTTGGCATATGCCGTGGCCACCATACGATTCGCTCGCGGCGACCATCCGCCCAGCACGAGCTCGGTCCCTATAGCCGACGGTGCGATCCCTGCCTCCAGCGCGGCCTTCTCGTACGCTGGCCACAGCTGGTCAATCACCAGCCCTAGCTCCCTACCGAGCTGCTCCATGGTGAAGTCCGCGCGGAAGCTTGCCTGCAGGGCCAGTTCGTAGATCCGCAGGAAGAACTGAGCGCTACCGCGGCTGGCCAGCACCAGGTTGTGCTGAGGGATCAGAAGCAGTTTCGCGCCGGCCGACTTGGAACCAGTCCGCGAGTCCTCAGCCAAGGTATCTACAGCAACCAATAGTTGATCTGGCGACAGCAGAACGTTGAGGATGCTCATTGCCTGGGGCCATATGGAATGCCCCAACTATCACTCTCATTCAGCGAGCTGTCTACGAGCGCCCCATGCCCACCACTTCCGAGCTTTTGCACCGCCTCGATAACTGCACCACAGAACTTGAGGCCCATCGGGGCTACCTCAAAGCGATGGAGTACTGCGTCCGCGCGCTCATCATCAGCCATCCAGATCCGGCGTCATTGACGAGGGTATGGGAGGGCATGGTTCCAGGGATCTTTGACAATCACCTCGAAGATTCCGCCCTATCTGCTGCAGCAATGCGCCAAGGGCTAGCCCTACTCACAGAGCAGATCGAAGCGGCGGCGCATCCCGAGCGATAATCGGCGTGGCTGCACGGACCTGGGCCAAGTTGACCAAACGGTCCATCGCTGTAGCATTCATTGCCTCAGCATCGCCTCGCATGTTGAAGCGGGTCCAATTTGCATGGGCAACGCTGGATAATTCCTGGCGCTCCACCGGCAGCCAGCGCATCGGCCAGAATGGCAGCCGCCGCTGTCCAACGCGGCCGCGTTGAAGCTCGACTATCCCACTATGGCTCTGCGACCCCAGCACTCGTGAGTAGGCGACAGCCAACCCATCTTCCGGACCTTCCAGGTACTGCAAGAACCTTGTTCCATCAAACAGCAGAACACCCGTCACCCCGGCATCCTTGTTGAAACGCGCCGCGTCGTTTACCAGTTCCTCAAGCTTCGCGCTTGGCAGGCCTGATCCGCTGTCGGCCACCTGGGGTCCGGCCTCGCTCGCGTACACCACAGCCCTGATCGGCATTGGATAATCTCCCTGTCAGTCCCCCCAGCAGGTGAGGCTAGCACCGGGCTGAATAAACGGCGTCATCGCGCCGTGAAACAGAGACCTGCGCCCCGAACAGTTCATTGAACCGGCATCACGGTACGGTTGCCGACCGGCCAGATCGATGACTGAATGGCCGCCGGGCGTGGAGGAGTCGGGGCCATGCTTTTGGCCAGCGAGCCGCCGACATAGAGGCCTACCGCGTCAGCCGCGCGGTAAACACGCCGAGAAACAACGTTGAGCAGCCGCTGACGCCTGTCGCCTCAGTACAATCACTCTTCGACGTCAGATCCTCGATGCAGGCGGGACATCCTCCAGCCACCGTGCGACTTGAAGTAGCCGCTGTCACCCGTCAGCGAGTACCTGACACCGGCAACGATCGAGGCAGGAACCGACCCATGCCAGCTGCGTGCCTTTCGATACGCATAGCGGAAAGAGGGAATCATCTGGAGTCTCCTTGGCGCAGTTCCGCGTGAGGCCCCCTTGGAGAGCATCACAGCAAGAGAAAAGAAGACCAGCAGGATCAAAGCGCCTAAGAAAGTGGTTGCAAACGATATCAACAATTCCACGGCGAATTACCTACGGGCAATGGAGATAAGCGCCTCTCTACGCCAACACTTGTGCGCGTAGCAGTCCCCTGTCCGCTTGCTCTGAACGATGGCGTCCAGTCGGTGAGCCTCCCGTGAACGGGATGCCATGGCCATCCCGGTGGCCAGCACGCCCCGTCCACGGAGGCCTACCGCGTCAGCCGAACGGTCCACACCCCGCGCAACAACACTGAGGCGCTGTCGGGTGCCGTGGCCTAGACCTGTGGCTGGGCCACGATCTCTTCGGCGCCCAAGTCGTACTCGGCGGCCGTCACGTACGGAGCCGCAACCTGCGGGGACACGAAGAAGTTGAAGATGGCGCCGGATCCATCCGTGGCGCGGAAGATCAACTGCACCTTCCCGGGGTTGTCAGCGTTCTCGATCCTCTGGTACAGCTGTGCACGTGCAAGCATGATGTATCTCCTGTAGAAAGAGCGGGGCGAGAGCCAGCCCCGCATGGCTTATTGCTGTTCGATGGAAATGACCGAAAGGCTTTGAGTGATGGTCTGCCCCTCGAAGCTGCCCGACTGGTGGCTAACGGTCTGCTCAGTGAAGCTGACAATTTCGGCGCGGTAGCTGCGGCGGGTGGTCCCATCCGTGTTGTCGTTGAGCGTGAGCGATGCGGACCACCCAGAACTAGCAGTGTCAGGCCCGTCGATCTCGTTGTTGATGGTCACGCTCCCGGTGATCGAGATCTGCTGCCACAGGGTCTCGGCCTGCCCTTCAAGCTGGCGGTACAGGTTGATAACGCCCCCATTGGTGCCAGCCCCGGCCACAAAGCCCTGCGGGCCGAGCGCGCTCTTGGTGCGGATGTGTCGGCGGTTGTAGCCGACAACCACCTGCTTGTTCCGTCCGTTGGTGTCAAACGGTCCAACCAGGACACCGTTGCCGACGGTCTGGATGCTTGAACTCTGGTTCGCATTACGCAAGATGCCCGCAGCGATTGCTCCGCCCCAGTACGCATTGCCGTTGCGATCCATCCACATGGTCGCGTTCGCCTTGTTTGCGTTGGCCGCGCCGACGTTGGGCCCGAAGTAGTCCACCAGGCCATCCGTGCCGAAGCCATTACCGATGATGCGCTGCGAGCTACCGGACCAGACGCGCAGATAGCCCTTGGTCATTTCAAAGCCATCAGCCCCGCCTGGCGTGAGAATGTTCACCACATTCGCCAGGAAGTTGATCTCAGATGTTTCTGCCGTGGCACCCACTTTGATGCCTGCGATCATCTTGTCCGCGCGCACGGACAGGCTCCATTCTGCAGACGTTTCAGCACCGCCTGCAGACCACGCCGGCGGCTGGGTAGCGCTGGCGTCCACCTCTGCCAGCATTGGACGGAACATCCAGAAATATGGCACAGGCTGACCGGCGCCAATGATCGTCACCCGGAAAAGCACGGTTGCGGCATTGGCCGGTGCCACACCGAACACCGACAGTCTCGGCAGGCTCGCCAAGCCCTTGGACATATCGCCTTGGTTGTCGGTAACCACGGGCGTGTTGAATGCGCCAAGGTATCCGCCTGCAGCGTTAAAGAAGATCATTTCCAAACGCACGCTACAACGCTGGCAATCAACCCAAGCCGAAATGTTGTAGCGCTTACCCGGCGTTACATCCAGCCTGCTCTTGATGCCAAACCAGCTGGACACCCCCGCTGCAACAGTCTGCTCAGACACGGAGCCAATACCCTGCATACCAGCGATCTGATACGCAGGATTCCCGCCAGTTGGATCGCCCAGCGCGCGGAATGCGCTGTTGTTCGTATCCCACGCCCAACCGTCAGGCGCCCACTGTTGGAACATCGAGTTGACCAGCTTGTTCTCGCCAGAACCCTGGTTACTGACCTTTACCGCCATCTCCTGCACAACCTGAGCGTCAGCCTTGCCACCGACAGCTGCCTGCACGCCATCAATCCGCGTGGCCTGTGCGCTGATTTGCTGGCCTTGCTGGGTCACTGTCGCATTCAGCGCACTTACGCCGCTGGCGGCACCAGCCGCGGTCTGCTGCGCGTTGTAGGCTTCGGTCACATCCTGCAGTACAAAGTCATCCCAGATCAGCTGGGTTGCACTCGTGGTTGCGTTGGCGCTATTCAACTGGAAGATCGCGCGATTCTTGCCGGCAGGAATGCGAACGTAGCCGCTCACTTTGGTCCACTCGGTTTCAGAGATTGCCGACAGGCTAATGCTCTGAAAGTTGGGATAGCTGGCCGAGTTGCCATTCTCACTGACATTGAAACGCAGCTGTACGCTGCCTGCTGCTGGCCCCACGCGCTTCGCCCAAGCCTCTGCGTAGTAGACACGGTCAGGTGCCACATCGAACGTGCCCAGCGAGATCGAGCGCGTATTGCTGGCAAAGCTGACAGTCATCGCGTTGGTGCCAGTGCGCCCACCGGTGGTGACAAGCGCCCAGGTCTGAATGACCGTACCAACCGGGCGAGCTTCAAAGCTGCCATCGAGGTACATGTTGCTGCCAGCACGGTTCCCCTGATCCACAACCGCTGTGACGGTGGTGATCGCATTGCCCTGAGAAGTCACCGTGCCCTGCAGCGCAGTGACGGTGCCGGTCAGTGTGGTAGTGGCAGCAGCGTTGATGGTCGTCTGCTCGGCTAGCTCGTCGGTCGACAGCTTGTAGCCACTGGCGGTGTTACCCAGTTGCACCTGCACGTTGTCCCACTCGACCCACTGGTCAGCGCTGCCCAAGCCATAGGCGCGGAGGTAGACCTGGCAGAAAGCCGCGGTTGCCGGCGCGTTGGCGGTGAAGGTTTTCCTATCCCACCCTGCTGCAGTGACCAACTTTGCCGGATCGGCAGGCGTGCCGCTGTAGCTGATCGTCTGGTTGTTGGCGTCCTGCCAACGGAACTGCAGAAACACACGTGCTCCAGGCGTTCCCCGCACGTATGCTGACAGCGTGACCTGCTTGCCAGGCTCCACCGACATGGTCTTGCTGGCACTGGTGGTCGTGAACTCCCAGTATCCCGTGACTGGCACGTTCGCGAAGTCCCATCGCGCCGCCAGCTTGCTGCTGGGCAACGCGGATGCAACATAGCTACGCGTGACGACGCCACCGGCCAATCCCCCGCTGCTACTGGTCCACCCCGCACCGCTCTGCTCAAATCCGCTATTACCCAGCAGATTGTCGCCCCCCACGTTACCCAGGGAGGCTGTGACGTTGGTGATCGCCGTGCCCAGACTGGTGATATCGCTGCCCTGCAACGTCACCTGGGACTGCAACGACTGCAGCGCTGAGTTGCTGGCCTTGCCGTCTACGTCCGTGCGCAGCGCACTGATAAGGTTGGCTTGGGCGCTGATCTGTCCACCTTGGATCTGGACTGTGTTTGTCAACGCCTGCAATCCTTCCGCCGCAGCCAGAACATCGGTCACTTCCTCGACCACCACGTCGTCAATCCACAACGTACCTGCCGTGTGGTCACTGTTGACGTACACGCGCAGCGCGCTGATCGTGGTTGCAGTACCTACCCATTCCAGCCGCGTCCAGTCAGTACGGTTGGCAGCAAACGCCAGGCCGGCGATAAGGCCGTTGTCCTGATTGGCGATGCGCACTTTGCCGTTGCCACTGGTGCCGTTGTAATCCGCGTCAGTCCTGTAGTACGCGCTGATGCGGTATTTCTTTCCCACCACCACAGGAATGTTCAGATCTGCGGCGCCGTTCGCGATCATGCTGCGGTTTCCGCTTGGAGCGGTCACCTTGAGGCACTTGCCGGTGCGACCTTCGGCAACGATGGCGACGCCGGCCATATTGCTGTAGGACCAGCCCACATTGTCACCCTGATCCCAGCCACCGTTCAAAACCATATTGCTGCCCTGCGCAATCATCGCGGGCAGCGTGGCGTTGACGGCAGTAATCGACTGCGCGAGCGCCGCATCACCGCTAACCCTGGCCAGCGCTTCCTCGGTCACGGCCGCCGCAGGAGCGAGAACGCCGGCTCCAGCCGGCATCCGCGCTTCCATAGCGTTGATCCGCTGCACTTGGGCACTGTCCGCCGCCACACGCGCCTTCAACTCCTCGTAGGCCAGGCCGGAGGTCAGCTGCAGCGGGTCGCTGCCGGTGTAGTTGCCGCGCATCTGGACGGCCAGCGTGTTGCGCTGGCTGGCCTCAGCGGCAATGGCATTGGTGCGGGCTAGGGTCTCAGCCTGCACCAGCGCCACAGAAGCGCCCGGCGTCGGGCGACCCACGGCCACCCAGTCGATCAGGAAGTAGTTGGTCACAGCCTGAGCCGTGCCCAGCTGCAGGCGGATCCGGTCGACCGTGCCCGGCCACCAGGCAACGTCCTGCACGTCCACGGTGGCCACGCCATTGGCGTCCCACGCCGGTTCGGCGATGGCCACGCGCTTCTGCGTGTTCCAGTTCTGATCGGTCGGCGTGATCCACTGCAGGAAGCCGGCCCACGTCGGCGAGCCCACGCGCTTCACGCGCAGCTTCACGAAGCGGTAGGCACTGCCGTCGACAGCCAGCGCCGCAGGCGACTGCACCCACGGGGCCGAGCTGGCATTGGCCGGCCGCAGCCAGCCGTCCACGAGCGCGGGCGTGCCGTTGCCGGCCCACCCCTCCACCGTCTGGTCGAAGTACCAGATGGCGCGGCTGTCGAACTGGGTGCCACTGCCGGCGGCCACCTCGGACAGCGCGCGCGCCAGTGATTCCACCTCGCTCTGGCGGGTCTGCTGCTCGAGGCTGATGGCGGCCTCCCGGGCCAGCTTCTCGTTCAGGACCGCATCGGCCCGGGCACGGGCCTCATCGGCGATGCCCTGCATGGCGTCCGCGTACTGCTGCTGGCGCAGCGTTGCTTCGGCAAGCAGATCCTGCGCAGCCTGCGCCATGGCTGCCGCGCGAGCTGCCGCCTCCACCGCGTCGGCCCGCATGCGAGCCAGGGTCTCGGCCGCCAGCTTCTCCTGCTGCTCCACCAGGTCCGCAGTGGTCGTGGGAGGCGTCACCTCTACCGTGCTGCCGGCGCCGGGCTTGCCTCGCACGGCCGGGGTGATCCGGAACCACCACTTCTGGCCGCTGCCGTCGCTGTAGTGGTAGCGGGTTTCCGTCGTACGGTGGATCTCGGTCCACGGACCTTGCGCGGTGGGACCGCGCTCGATCACGTAGATGACACCCACCTGGTCAACGGCCGTCCATTCGATCAGCACGCCGTCGGCCACCGGGGTCGGGGTAACCCCCTCCACCGGCGGCACGGCGGCCGCCTTGTACGGCATCGGGAACCAGTTGGAGTACCGCGGCGCGGCCGGCGACGGAGACGGCAGATCGCTCCCGCCGATTTCCACCAGCGTGAGTTTCCGTTGCAGCATGGGGTTACCTCGTCAGGCGTTAAGCGATTGGCGCAAGGCAGAGCTGGCCGACGTACGGGCGCCCTGGGTAGTGGTGGAAAGGAGGTCTTGCAGCAGCCCCTTCACGTCAGTCAGCAGCGCGTTGCTCTGCTGCACGGCGGCCGTGGTCTGGGTCTGGGCGTCGTTGTTCACGACCAGGTCGAACACCGCGCGGCTGAAGTTGTCCGGCAGGGCCTCGATTGCATCGGCCAGGGCGCCCATGCTGGTGCCGTCCTCCATATCGAGGTCGCCCACCTTCATGCCACCGATCAGGCCGGTGACCTGGTCGTAGAGGCCGTTGTAGTCCTTGCCGCTGGCGTAGAGGTTCCGGCCAAAGCCCAAGGCGGCCTGAGCGGCCGCCTGCGCCGCGCTCGTGTCGCCGCCGGACACGGCGCGCTCCAGCTCCTTCATCGCCTCGCTGAGCTTCTCTTGGTCTGTCAGGGGCGACAGGTCGCTGATCGACAGGCCGTACTGCATGGCCTTCTTGTCCTTGTCGATCTGCGCCTGCAGCTTGCCCATGTTCGTGGCGCGCAACGCCTCGATCTTGGCCAGGTCCTCCGCGCGCGCCCCGGACAGGCCCAGCGCCTTGGCGTAGTCGTTGGCCGACTTCACCTGCTGGCGATAGGTCCGCTCGATGCTGAGCGCTTGCTGCTGGTAGCTGGACAGGTCACCGGTCAGCAGCTGGGTCGACACGTCGGCCATCAGCGTGGCGTAGTTGCCCAGCAGCCCCGTCACCTTCTGCACCTGGGTGGCCAGGTCCGTGCCGGCCACGCTGGCAAGATCCTGGAAGTAGTCAACGGCCTTGTTGACCTTCTCGATTTCCAGCCCATTCAGCGCGCGCCCGAGCTGGTCCGCATTGCCCACGGCCAGCTCGATGGATGCGCCCAGCGCCGTGAACACGTCGGAGGCTTCAAAGTAGCCGTCCAGCTGCCCACCGAAGCCCGCCGCCTTCACTGCCTCGGTGAACAGTCGATCAGTCATGTCGGCCAGATAGGCCTCCAGCTGCGCCTTCGCCTCGGCCGAGTCCGCCGACAGCTGCAGCTTGCCCAGCGACACCTTGACCCCGGCCAGCTGCCCGGACAGGTCCACGCCGAGCTGCTTGGCCAGGTCAGTGGCCGCGCCGCGAACCTGCCGCGCCGCCATGTCGAACGTCCGATCAATGCCAGAATCCAACGCAGCGTACTGCGTCCACTTCTTGTCGCTGCGGAACAATCCGCCCTTGGCCTTGATATCGGCGTAGGACTGGCCGCTGAAACCACCGAACCCGTAATCGCCCGTAATGCCTTGGCCGGTCACCTTGGGCGCGCTACGGCCGAACAGCTTCGCGTGGATGCTCGACCCCGACAGGATCGACGCCACTTTGTCGTTGAACCCGAGGCCGCGGAACCCCTTGTCGGCCAGCCCCACCGCACCGGCCGTGGCAATCTTGCCCGCCCAGCTTTCGCCATTGGCAATGTCCCAGCCCTGATCGAACAGTTCGGCGTTCTTCATCATGCCGGCCACGATCCAGCCGATGATCGGGACCGCCGCAGCTGCAGAGGACGCGGCGCCGGCGCCGGCCCCGGCGCCTCCCCCACCGATCAGTGTGGAGAAGCTAGAGCCGGTCATGCCAGCCATGCTCGTCACGTCTCCGAAGCCGGTAAGCGTTCCGGATGCCGCACCGGCCGAGCGGCCAAAGCCAAACAGACCCCGACCATGCGACAGCAGTCCGGCGACATTGCCCAGGTTCTGTCCGCCAGCGGCTGTGCCGTTCCCACCAAACAAGCCCATCATGCTCTGCAGGCTCAGGCCCCCACCCTGCCCGTTGATCCCGTTCATGATCTGCGTCTGGATCGGAATCACCAGCTTCTGGCGGAGAAGCTCGCGAGCAATGTCACGCAGGCCCTGCTTTGCTACATCCTTCAGGTCGTCCCACAGACCGTTGAAGTCCCGCAGCCCGCTGGCCACGAAGTCGGCCATTGCGTCGGCAGCGCCATCCACGCCATCGAGAACGACGTTTGCCCACGCCTCGGCGTTGGCTGCAGCCTCCTCCACCTGGATCGAAAGCGCAGCGGATGCATCGGCGGCGGCCAGCATCGACCGCTCATAGGCCTCGTAGCTGTCCGCACCTTTGGCCAAAGCCAGGGCTTCCTTGCTGCCTGCTGCCTCCACGGCCCGCTGCAGCTCCTGCCGCATGTCGCGCTCGTTCATCATCTGCCGGCGCGACAACTCCCGAGCCCTGCCCACCTTGCCCAACATGGCAACTTCGGCGTCCATCGTCGCAAGCAACGATTCCGGACTGGACAACGCCTTCTGGATCTCAGCGCTGGACTGCTGCAGCGCCTTCTGCGATTCCAGCACGAGCACGTTGTACGCCGATCGCTCGATGCGGCCCTCCTTGAGGGCCTCCTTCAGTTGGTCCTCAAGCTGTTTCTGGCGCTCGGTAGCCTCAGCCAGCGGGCCAGCCATGGTCGCGGCGGCCATTGCCGCTTGCTCGCCATAGCGCTTGACCGCCTCGGCATCGGCCTTGCGATCCTTCGCGCCGGCGCGTTCTGCAGCGGATGCGGCCTTGCGGGACTCGGTGAACTTCTCTTGGGCGGACGCCAGCTCTGACTGCAAGCGGATGTACTTGGCGCCCTGCTCTATGTACTGCTTGACCTTGGGGTCGTCACGCTTGGAAAAGTCGACGCCACTAGCCTGGGCTTCCTTGAACCAGTCGCCTACATCCAGCTTTGCAACCTCGGCCGCACTCTTGCCCACCCGGGCCAGCTGCCCCGGGAGAGACTGCATCGCTGAGGAAATCCGCTTTCCGGCCGCGCCGGCCGACTCCCCCAGCACGTCGAACGACCCCGACAGCGCGTCGGTTGCGCTCTTTGCCTGGGTGCTGCTGCCCGTGAAAGCGTCGAGGATTGCGCGCTTGCGGTCGACCTCCCTGCCTGCGGTTGCAGCCGCAGCGGTCTCCTCCGTGAGGCTCTTGGCCACCGTAGCGGCGGCTGGCGAGCCAGCGATCATCGCCCTCCATGCTGCCTCCAGCCCGCTGGAGAACTCATCGGCGCCGATCTTTCCAGACTTGAAGGCAGCGTCGAGCCGTTGAGTCTCCTGAATGAATTCGGATGCTTGGCTTGCGGTGGCAAAGTTCGTCGCTGCCGCAACCATCTCAGTGATCGAGCCTGTGATGGTCTGATAGTTTTCATCGATCTCCTTCTGCAGGCGCAGGATTTCGCCAGCCTGCATCTGGGCGTTGAGGGTCTTGAACTTCTCGATGGCAGTATCAGCTGCGCCACCGAAGTCGATCAGCGCCGCTGATGCAACCTTGGTGTTGTCGCGGAAGATCAACCAGCCAGCTGCGGCCGTGGCGAGCATCGTGACAATGCCTGCCGGACCACCCAGCATGGCGAGAGTCGAGAAGCCAGCGCGCGCCAGCCATCCGGCACTTGCGGCAGCGGCCTGACCTTGTGCTTGGGCAAGCAGGAGGACGGCCTGGCGATGCTCCAAGGTCGCGGCAGCTGCTTTGGAACTGACAGACACGCTTCCGCCGATGACAGCAGCGCGACGCACTTCTGCCTGAGCATCAAGCATTGCTGCGCGGGTCCGTAGCTCAAGCTGCTGAGCCGCGGCGACGTTCTGCGCGGCTGCGGCCCGATCTGCTGCCATTCCGGCGTTAGCGGCAGCCACCCGCGCCATTAGGGCCTTCAGTAGTGGGCCAGAAGCCACGGAAGCACCAGCAATCGCTACCATTTCCAAGTTATTGGCAAGCGCCCCAATGCCCGCAGAAAGCGCTTGGGAAGCCCCCGTTGCCTCATCTGCCCTGCCGATCATCTCAGTCAGGTTGGTATTTAGATTGGTGATCGACTGCGAAACACGGACTTGCATCTTCCCGAACGAATCATCAACGCCGTCAGACATTTTCAGCAGAGCGTTAACGATCTGATCGGCCGCGACACCGCCATCCAGCACGAACTTTCGGAGACTGCCGCGGGCAATGCCCATGCCGTCTTCAATGGTCTGCACGAGCTTGGATGCGCCGTCGACCATCGAGTTGAACTCTTCGGCGCGCAACGTACCTGCCGCCAGAGCCTGGCCAAACTGAGTAAGCGCGCCCTCTGACGCAGCTGCGCTACTACCCGACATGGCAATCGTCTTGTTCACCGTCTCCACGATCCGCGCTGTCTGAGCACCCGTTACGCCGAGCCGCTCCTGAACCATCGCCAGGTTTTGATAGAGACTCGCCGTGGCATCCAACGGCTGATACGTCGCTTTGGCGATCCGGACCACATCCTGCTGGGCCGCAACAAACTCGGCCTGCGAGGCAGTGACCAGGCGGATACGGTTGCTCATACCGGTCCATTCATCAGCCCGGCCGATTGTCGCCTTGACTGCGGCCAGAGCCGAGCCCATCCCGACCGCTTCCAGCGTCACGCGACGGAACCCTGCCGCCACGTCATCGGCACCACGTCGCGCAGCCTCAGACATCGCCGACTGAATGGTCGACATGTCCCGCTGTACTGCTCGGGCCGCTTTGCCGCTGTCCCGCTCGAACGATCCGGACTTCAACAGAAGATCGACAGTGAGTGTGTACAGGCTCATGGTTTCATCCATAAAAAAGGCCCGCACTGGGCGGGCCTTGGGCTACAGGTTCTCCGGGCTTTGCGCCCGATCTCTACTCAACTTCGACTTTCTTGCCGATACGCTCAAGCCAGCAGAGGGCGGTCCCCAGCCGGTAAACAGCCCACGACATGGCCATCGCCCAGCCGGTGCTCAGCACAACGGCGAAGACGTTGAGCAGGTTCCAGTCGTGGGATACCCCGCCCCATGACGTAACGCGTGGCACACGCCCAAAGGCGAACACGCCTACCACTCCCGCAACCAGCGATAGCAGCACCATCAATCGGCCCACGTCCTCCAGCGCAGATCCAGCTTTGGCTGGCAGCTTTTCTGGCCGGGGTTCCCCCTCCGGAACATCGACTTTGCTCGTGTCTTCAACCATTACCGCTCCCTTCTCGTTGAGACCGGGATTGTGCCAGCGGGCAACCTGCACAACAAAATCAGGCTGGCACTTCTTCAAACTCCATGGTCCCGGAGAAGTAGCTGCGGCTGATGTTCTCGGCGCTCGGCAGCTGGGGCGGATAGCCATAGATGGCCGAACGCGCCGCCAACGCTGGATTGAACGCCTTCGTAGCCATGTCCCTGTACTGGGGAACTACGCACGACCGACGACGCCCGGCCATCGCCGCAGCGACCGTCTCCCAGTCCACACCACCGGCCAGACCGCCGCCGCGCACAATCTCGGTAGCCCTTCCGGACAGGTTGCACGTCATACGCCGATACAGCGCGCCGTCCACCGTGTTCAACTGCCCGCCCTTGGTCCTGGTGTGGGCGCTGCTGTCCACCAGCACCACGCCCCAGCCATCGCCGATGCCAACATCAACCGCTCGGAAGATTGCGATCTCCCCGATATCAACATTGGTGTCGGTGGTGACTATCTCGACCGACACCACCGACACTGCAGCTGCGCCCTGGGGAAACAGCCAAGCGCACACGCTGCCATCCGGCAACTTGATGGTGGTGGCCACAGCGCCGGCGGCACGTACCTGCACACCGGCCGGCACGCTCAGGCCGAGGACAGCCACGATGCCCGGCACGATGGCTTGCGCGAGCGTGACCGTGATCGCGAGGGATCCGGTGCGCCGGATGCGCGATGCACGTCCCGGCTTGCCGTCGAACAGAGCGGAGCCCTGATCGGCCGTGAGCCAGGTGCCACCAGTGAGCGTCGCCGTGGTGACGGCAGGCATCCCGAATCCAATGAGCATTCCCCTACCCCCACACCGTCAGCACCACATCCCCCGTGGCAGGGTTTCGCTCGACCCGGCGCACCAGCACCGGCTTGCCATCGGCAAGGCCGTACCTGCCATAGGTCAGCCGGCCAACCTGTCCTGGCAACGGCGCCAGCTGCTGATCGCCGCGCACGGTCACCTGGTAGAAGAACCGCTGCTGCTGGTAGATGGCCACGACACGGTCGATCTCGGCTTGGGCATCGGCCGCATGCCAGAACAGCGAGATCACAGGATCGGCAGCGTCAGCGCGGCGGTAATGTGCATCCAGCGGACCAGCCGCATAGACCTGGCCACGATAGAGCGCTGTCAGCTCGTCACGCCGCGCCTGCGGCACATCGACCACGTCGGTGACCAGATCCGAAGCCCCCAGCGCCTGCGCGTTGGGTCGGTACGCCATGCGCCGGGTCAGGTTGGGAGCATCGTCCGGGACGCCCACCAGGTCCGACGCCATGTGGTCCTCCGACAGGTCGAAGGCCATTTCGCCGGTGTACGCCTCCGGAGCAGCGACTTGCACGAACCGCAGCACGCCGGACGCATCCTGGTAGCACCCCGCGCCGAAGCTCGGGAGCATCGCGTTCAAGGCATCCCGGCCGGTGACCGCTCCACCCGCGTAGTAGCCAATGCCGGCATAGCCGGTGGCCGCATCAATCGCCTGGCAGTCTGCGGAGGACCACGCGCCACTCCCCAGCCTACCCATCACATCGGCAACAGCTTTGTTCAGCGTTGCCGGCGCCATGGCTGAGCCGATGCTCGACAGGTCAGCCACCACCGGCAGTACCGGCGGCGACTTCATCAGCAGCTGCTGGCCGTCCGGCGACATGCTGAACGTACCGGCTTCCATCAGGTCGCCCCGGTCCAGCACGGCATCAACGAACACCGGGCCATCGGCCACGAACATGGCCGTGGCGTCTGAGTTCCCGCCGGCGGCCGGCACGCTGGCTACCGCGCCGATCACAACCGGCTGGGGCTTCCACGCGAGCGACTCGACGTTCGGCAGGAACACGCCACGGTTGAGGGTCTGGCCCAGGTAGTCGTGGGCGTCCCGCAGGTGCAGGGTTTTACTGCCGTCGTCGTTGATTTCGATCTGATCGATCGCGCAGCGGAAGACCGGCACCGCGTCGGCCAACATGGCGGCTTCATCCACCATCCGGATCTGCACGCCCTGGCCCGATGCGCCGGACAGCGCCAGCGAGTCCAGGATCCCATCAGTATCGACCACGACGCACTCTGCAGCGGCGGTCTGCGACACGGGGTCGCCGCCCCATGGCCAGAAGCTCAGTTCCTGCACCAAGCTGACGCCATCGGCCACCAGCCCCTCATAGCGGGCATTGGCCGGGCTGTCGCCTGGGGCGCTGAGCCAATCGGCATCCGCCAGACGGACCGGGGACGCCGCGACCGAATCGAGCCGCCAGCCTGCCGCCGCCGCTGGACTGCGTGGCGCCCATTGCCCGGCATTGACAGCAACGCACAGGCCACCGGCGCGGGTGGCGGCCAAACCGGCCGCGAAATGCAGCGGGCCAGTCAGCAGCAGATCGCGCTGATAGACCAGCGCGCCGTTCAGGTACAGCTCCAGGCGCGATGGGCTTCCGAATGCGACCCGCATCCCAACGATATCGCCGTGGACAACGAGCGGGAGGCCGGTGGCGATGGCGCCCACGCCCTGCAACAGCCGGCCAGTGGCCAACTGCCACCCGATGCCGCTGGCATTGGATCCTGGCGATTGGTTGAGCGGCGCGGATGGGGTCACGAAGCCCACCACTGCGGCGAGGGCGTCTTCGCCCCACACCGCGAACTCCACACCCACGGTGCCGCTGGACAGCGCAAAATCAGAGCGGGCGCAGCGGCTGGCGTCAGCGGCTGCCGTGGTGGCGAGGGTCAGCCCCCCGTCGCGCGCAGCGAGCAAGGGGCCAATGGGGAGCGCAGCGAAGCGCCCGAAGGTATCGGCCATGGGTCATCCAAGAGATTCAAACCAGTCGCTCGCCTCGTCGTCGGCGGATCGAGGAACAAGCGCATCCAGGTATTCCTGGAAGCCTCGCTTTGTGCCCCCCTGGCTGTGCGTTGCAGTGATGTACGCGGCGAACGCAACGGGCTTGATGTGGAGGCTTACCGGGTCGATGGGGTTCCGCTTGTGAAACTCCCACCATTCCAAGAACTCCCGGCGCGACATGCTCACCTGCAGCTCCGACACCGTGCGATGCAGGTGGCCGGCGAGGACTTTCCAGAACCAGTCCTCGCCTCGCAGCCTTAGCCGTTTCCCGCTTCGGCCTGCGCCTGGGTGGCCTCGTCACCGAACCCGGAATGCTTCATGGCCACGCGCTGCAGCTCCGCAGCCACCAGCGGCTTGAGCTGGGCGGCCTGCGTCACGTCCATGACTGGCTTGCCATCCCCGTCGCAGATGGTCGCTGCGATCAGCTTGGCGCGGTCGGCTTCGCCCCACAGCTTGCGGAACTCGGCATCAGGCAGCTCGCGCACGTAGAACTGCGCCTTGTCACCGTTGGGCAACGTGATCGTGTCCGCATGCACATCTTTGGACGCGAACATGCCCAGGTTGGTGAAGGACTGCATGATGCTTACCGATTGCTGCGGCTGGGCTTCGCTGGTTTCGTTGGTCTTGCTCATTGGCAGTTTCCTTGGATGGCGACAGGGCGCGCGGACCGCGCACGGCTAACACGCGGAGGGTCCGCGCGCCCCATCAAAGAGATGGCCCGCCGGAGCGGGCCTTGGTGTGCGCCGTTGCCGCAGCCTTACGGCGTCGGGCGGTGCGTGGTGACGGCGCCGGAGCCGCGAATGGTGATCGTCGCCTTCCAGACGTCATTGTCCTGGCTGGTCACAGCGAAGTTCTGGACGAAACCGTCGAACTGTTTGGACAACACATCATCCGGCGGGGTGATCTTGCCACCGACTGCTGCGGGCTTCTCCACACCCTCGGTCTCCGACAGCGGCGCGGTCACCAACCAGTTCACGACGACACCAGTTTCGTGCAGCTCCTCGATCTTCGCGTGGTCGACACTGTCGTAGATGATCTCGATGCTGGTGCTGCCGGTCTGCTTGCGCCCAGCGACGAACTGATCCCAGTCATCGTCATAGTCGGAGATATCGATCTCCGACGCCTGACCGTCGGGGAAGCCGACCGAACGCAGGCGGGTCACCTTGATGACCTCAGCAGCTGCGATGGCGACGAACAGCTGCGAGTGCTTCGACTTGATTACCTTTCCCATAGGGATTTTCCTTGTGCTTCGCCCGTCGCCGGGCATAAAAAAGCCCCTCTCGGGGCGGGTGGGTTGCAGTTCTGTGGATCAGCGCAGCTGCAGGAGCCGCACGTCGAAGGAAATTCCCATCGCGTCGGTTCCATCGCTGTCAGGCGTCGGGTTGTACGACTCGATGCTACCCACGCGCTCGACCACGTCGCGGATGGCGACGGCCACGCCGTTGGCCTGGCTGAGACTGTCACCCCACACGGTCAGGCGGACCCGCCAACCGTCGGCCGGTGGCGACTCAGACAGGGTCGCGGTGGGCGAGCCGCCGACCACGTCCCACGTCGCGTAGGGGAGCGGCGTGTCTTGGGGCGCATTTCCAGGCCACAGCCTGACGGGATCGCCAAGCAGCTGCCGAACCGCCTCAGCGCCCTGCAGAAGCGACTGAATCAGGGGAACCATCATCGCCAGCCGTCCTTCTTCAGTTGTTTATCGAGTGCCGCCCAGGTCTCGTCGATAACCACCTGTGCGGCCTCCGGGCCTTTGGCTTCGCCAGCTGGTGTCAGGAACGGCTCAGCTCGCATCTTCTTCGTGCCGAACTCGACGAAGCGCCAGTAATAGGCCCACCCCGCTTCTTCGTAGACCCTCCCGACGCGGCCGTTCCGCCTGTTGCGTTTGGTGTTGGCGTACTTGCGGCGGCGGCCGGTCTTCACTCCAACGGTGAAGTACTCACCGCCCGCGCCAACGCCTGCCCGTTGCCGGCTTTTGGCATTGGCCCGGCGGGTCACGATCTGCGAGGCCATGAACCCCGACGCTCTCGGCGCCCTGCGCCGGGCATCATCGCGGATGATGTTGCCGCCCTTGCGCATGCCGGATTGCACGGCCCGGCCTTGGATTGCCTTGGGTGCCTCCCGCAGCGAGCGCAGCAGGCCCTCCAGCCCATTGATCGATATCTGGTCAGCCATTGCTTAGCCCTGCCATGGCGATGATCGCCATCTCGCTGCGGTCATTGCTGGGGGCGATGCTCTTGATGTCGAAGTTCCGGCCCCGGAACACGATTCGCCACTGCGGATCAACGTTTCTCGGCCGGATATCAAACCGCACCTGCTCTCGATAGCGCTCCGCACCTGCAGCTACGGCCTCGGTTGTCGCTGCAAGGTTGTTGATCGCCTTCGCCCAGACGGACACCACCTCAACCCAGGTCGCTTTGTCCGGACCGCCCAGCGGGTCGCGCATCACGGTCTTGCGCTCGAACCGGATGCGATGCTGCAGGTCGCCATCTTGAAGCGTCATGGCATCATCACCCTTCGATAAGGGCGCAGGAGACTCCTGGCGCCCAAGGGAAGCTCCACCGCCGTAGCTCCCACGACCACTTCAGATCGGTTGGCGTACAAATGGCCGATGGTGAGCAACACCGCCGAGACGATGCTGGGGTTGACGACCGCCCCGTGGATGCTTGCCTCAGCGGCCTGCACGGCCTCCTGATAGGCAACTTTCGCAATCCGAATGGTCGCTGCGCGCTCCTCGTCGCTCTCGATGAAAGCCGCCTCGGCCAGGGCCTGGTCCCTGGCAGCAGCGGCCTCCCTCACTGATGCCGGGTACAGTGCCCTCGCAGCGGCCAGGTCATCGGCACTCTCGTAGACCCTGCGGTTGAGGTACGCCTGCGCGGCGTCGATTGCGCCGGCAATAGCATCCTGCAACTGCTCCACGGGATAGTCCGCCTCCACCCGCACGTGCGAGCGGGCCTGTGCGATAGAGACGATGGCCATATCAGTCCTTCTTGCCCTCGGCCAGCGCAGCAGCCAACTTCTCCACGCCCCAGCGCTTGTTGAAGGGGATGCTCGCCGCCTCCAGCTTCACGATCAGAGCGGCCTTGTCGTCAGATGGCGTTTCACCTGCAGCCGCAGCTGGAGCGACGGTCGCGGCAGCGGCCTTCTTCTCATCTGCCTCCGCCGAAAGGCGCTGTACCACTTCGGCGATTGCCGATTCGCGCGTGGCCGCACTCAGCGCGTTCCAGTGCTCGGCGGACAGGCCCGAAGAGCGATGCGCGAGCGCAACCACGTCGCCGAGCAGGACCTCGACACCCTCTTCGAAATGGAATTGTGCAGGCTGCAGATCCGATCCCAGCAGGATCGTCGCAGGCGCCGGGCTCAGGGTGATCGCGCCGACCGAAAGCGCGCCGGCTTCCAGCTCGGGCGGGCACGGATCACCGGCAACGAACTGGACAGGGTAGATCTCGCCTTCCGGCACTCCACGGAAGGGCTTGATGAATTTGGCCATTGCGGCTCCCAGATCAGAAAATTGAAACCGGGCGGCGCTATGCCGCCCGGTCGCTGTAGGCCCGATTACTCGGCGATCTTGAGGGCGCGCATCGGCTCGGGGTTGTGCACACCGCCGCCCACGCGCTTGGTGGTGTAGAACATCACGTACGGCTTGTTGGTGTACGGATCGCGCAGCACCCGCACGCCCTTGCGGTCGTACACGGTGTAGGTCTGCTTGAAGTCGCCGAACAGCACCGCGGTCGCGTTCGCGGCCACATCCGGGATGGCAGCCACGTCCTGCAGCGCGAAACCAGCCAGGGTGGACGGCTGACCCGCCACCAGCGACGGCTGCCACAGGTAGTTGCCCTGCGCGTCTTTCAGCTTGCGGACCATGCCTTGGGACTTTCGGTTCATCGCGAACCTGGCGCCGGCGGTGAATGCGGACGGCAGGTCGTAGACCAGGTCCAGGATGCTGTCACCGTTGATGCCCGCAGCGACGCCGCTGTTCACAGCCTTGATGGCGCCGAACGGATGCTTGGCCGCGTTGGCGCCGCCTTCCACGTAGGTCAGGATGCCGAACGGCTTGTTGACGCCGTTGCCCGAGAAGAAGGCATCGCCCTCCTGGCGGGCAAATTCCAGCTCCACTTCACCGGCCAGCCAGGCCTCCAGGTCTATCTCGGCATCGTCCAGCAGCTGCTGGGTCGCGGCCGGATTGGCGTAGATCTCGCCCCAGCCAAAGCTGAGGGGGCGCAGCTTGGACGTGGCCGTTTCCGGGCGCGCATCTTCCTCGCCCACCCAGCCCGAGGACGTGCCGCCGGTGTTGTAGAGCTTGGTCAGGCCTGCACCCGAGCAGGGCTGGACGTTCGCCAGCTGACGCATGTCCGAAACGATCACCAGACGGTCGGTGATCGAGCGGTCCCATTCAACCGGCGCCAGGTAGCCGCCTTCGTCGGCGGCGCCCTTGTTGAGGGCGGACTGCACTTCACCCTTACGGAAATGGGCGCGGAACGAATCGGTGTATTCGGCATCCGCGACACCACTGCCGGCGCTGCCGCCACCCATCTGGAATGCGGCCATCTGGGTGTTGGCCTGGTCCACGGCCGCCTGCAGGCGGGTGATATCGGCGTTGATGTTGTCGACCTTCAGGGCCTGCAGCGCATCGGCGTTGCCCTTCTTGATCTCGTCCAGCTGCTTGTTGTGCTCGGCCTTGAAGTCGGCGAAAGCCTTGTTCAGGCTCTCCACCAGCGCTTTCACGTCCGGCTGGTTGCCGCCGTCAGCGTGCACGGAAACGAGGCCGCGCGGGATGCGGCCGTGGGTCATCTTGGTCATGTGTCGGCCCTTTAGGCTTTGATATTGTCGAGAAGGCCCTGCAACAGGGCCGAGGTTTCGTTGTCGCTAGCGCTCGGCGTAGCGGATCCGGCAGCGCTCGGCTTGCCGTTGAACAGTGACTTCAGGGTGTCGCGCCGCATGGAACGGGAGTGGCCCGCCTTCGCCATTGCCGCCTCGACCAAGGCCAAGGCCTTGCGCCCACCAGATGCCTGCTTGGCATCCTTGGTCGCGGCCGCCCCGTCCAGAAGGCCATCGGCAAAACCATCGTCTACCGCCTGGGCGGCGCCGATCCAGGTCTCTTCGTCCATCATCCGGGCAGCTTCGGCTTCGGCGATGCCCGTGCGGGCGGCGTACACCTTGGCCATGGCTGCGTCGAACGGCTCCAGCAGCTTTGCTGCGTCAGCCATATCGTGGCGATTGCCTATGGCCACTGCCCAAGCGTTGTGGATCATCAGGAACGACCCGTCGCCCATCAATATCTCGTCGCCAGCCATCGCGATCACCGACGCGGCCGAGGCAGCCAGGCCCATGACCTGCACGGTCACGCGGCCGCGGTGCTCACGCAGCAGGTTGTAGATCGCAACGCCCTCGAAGAAGTCACCGCCGGGCGAGTTGACGTTCACCACCACGTCCTTATCGCCAATGGCGCGCAGGGCAGCGCTTATCCGCTTGGCGGTGACGCCCGTGCCTTCCCAGTTCTCGCCAATGGAGTCATAGATCGAGATACTGTTCGCGTCATTGCCGGCGGCGCGTACTTCGGGTTCCCAGCGCTCCAGCGCATCGGGGCGCATGTCGAACTGGGCGGCGCCGAGTCGTCGCTCGGCTCGGATTTCAGGCAGCTGCCGAAGGCTCATTGCTGTTTCCCTTCTGTGTCATGGGGTTGACCAGGTCGTTGGCCCCGGGCTGATCCGATTCCGGGTAGTCCAGCAGGTCGCGGACCTCGTTCTGCGTGTGGAACGGCGCCGTGCCGCCCGAGCCGAGAGCGGCCTTGAAGAACTCCGCCTGATCCTTGAGCGTGCCGCGCATCAGAGCCCGCACGTTGAATTTCGGCTGGAAGCGCTCCAGATCCCGCTCGGCGATCAGCGAGCGCGCGACGGCCTGCTCCCAGTTGGTGAAGTGTTCCAACATCGTGTACTGCAGGAAGAAGATCCCCAGCTGCTCGATGCCTGTACCCCAACTGGTGTCACTCAGGAACAGGAGTGGACGGGGAACGCCGTACAGCCTGGCTACTTCCTCAACCTGCGCGCTGCGGTTCTCGACATGCTGAGCCTCTTGGGCGGTGCTGCCGAACTTGTTGGCCTTGGCGTTCTCTTCCAGCAGCATCCAGCGCTGCGCGGCCGCAGCACCGGCATACTCTGTGTCGAGGGAGTTACGCATCCGCTCATACGCCACGTCACTTAGCGCATTCGGCACCTCGATGGCGCCGCCAGCCATGTTGCCGGTCTCAAAGATCCGGCTCGCCGCATGTTCCGCATCCAGTGCCAGGCGGATGGCGCGGTCTGCCAGTTTCATCCTGGACAAGCTGGTCACGCCGTCCACGGACAGATCCCGGATGTGAAGCACTTCCTCCTGTTTGAGGATTACCTCGCCGCGCTTCTTACTGTTGTACCGGTAGATCATCCGCCAGTCGTCGCCGAGCTCAGCGCGAACCGCGAGGGAGTCCAGCGGTATCAAGTGGATCGGCCTCCCGGCCGACCAGATGATTCTCGCGTAACCATCGCCGTGCCGTTGGCGGGCCAGCTCCATCTGCCGCTTGAACTCCAACGGCGTCTGCCATGGATTCGGCTTAATCTTAAGCAGACGGTGCGCAGGGTGCTCGGTCGCAATCCGCTTCTTCCCGCCCGACTCAACCAGATTCAGCGGCAGCATGCCGATGGTCCCGCAGATCAGAGACAGGCACCTCAGCACCGCCATGTTTCGCAGCTGGTAGCCGCCGCCTCCGTGGCCTCCCCGTGATCGGACGAACTCCAGCAGCGCCGGATCGTTCATTCCCGCGAACTGGCCAGCCTCAGCGCGTGCACCTTGTGCCGCCGCCGGCGGCGGATTCCAAAGCCGGTCCAGCGACTTGAGGTCTTCTTCGTTGAACCTGGACATTGCGTTTCCTATAAGAATCGGATGCCACGCTGCTCATAGACAGAGGCGGGCGCGACCGATGAATGTGCAGAGCCGAAGGCCATCACCACAGCGACTGCGGCATCGATCTTGTTGACCGAGCGCGCCTTGGACAGCCAGCGGTTTTCCCACTTGTCGCTCTCGATGACGGCCGACATGATTGCCGACACCAGCACAGGGTTTCCGAGCAGACGGACGCGCCCTTCCAGAAGGGCTTCCTCGAACAACCTGAGCGACCCGGGCATCCAGAGCCCTTCGGGCGGCGGCTTGCCAGCTGCAGCGGCTGCCTTCACTGCTGCCTCTGTCGGCTTGCCCTTCTTCAGGCCTCCTTGGGGGTGCTCCACGAAAGAGACGGAAAGCCCCAGCTCCTTCACTTCCTCTTCGAACTGTCGGAACGCGTACCGGTCGTAAGCCACCTGGACAACTTCGAAGTCCCGGTCGTACTCAGCGACCGTCTGCGCCACGTGTCGGTAGCTGATCGTCTGGCCAGCTGGGGCGTGCAAGTGGCCCTTGGCGATCCAGGTGCTGTAGGGAAGCTTGTCGCGTAGTTCGCGAGCCTTGACAGTATCTCCTGGAGTCCACGCCTCCACCCACGCATCAAACGTTGGCTTGTTGACCAGCGTTTTCTTGCCCTCAACCTCGACCAGCACCTCTTTCGATCCGGTCTCCACTACCGAACCCAGAGCCGTAATGTCGCGGTTCTGCGACAAGTCCAGCCCGAGATGAAGGCGCTTCCCGTGGTGCTGCGCCTTGTCAAATGACTGCATCGCAGGTTCGACAATTTCGCGACTCATCCACGCTTGGTCAGCGTCCGTCCACATGCAGAAGTTGAGTCGCAGGATCTCGTTGAGCTTGCTCGGGATCTGCTTGGCCAGATCAACCCGCCCCTGCAGATATTCGTCGGTAATGGTGATACCCAGCATCGGGTTTGCTTTCACCCAGCAGGCCGGATCCTCAAGGGGCTCGTCGCCCTCATCAAGCCCGCACACGAACGAGAACGTGCGGTCGTCAATGACTTCGCCGACGAAGGTCGGATCGTTCACGGCCTCGTGATGGCCGGCGGCCACCTTGACCGCATGCTCGTGCTCCGCCCAGGCGACACTGTTCCGGTCGCTTCCTGAGTTGGTGATCATGAACAGCAATGGGGAACGACGGAACTTGAAGCCGTTCTCCATCATTTCGATGATCTTGCCGTCCGCCATCTCGTGCACTTCGTCGGCCAGGACAAAGTGCGGCCGGTAACCCGAGCCAGTCTTGCCAACGTCGCGGGAGGCCGGCCGGAAATAGCTCTGCGACTTGTGGTGGGCGATGTTGTATTCCTTGCCCTCACCACCCGAGAACTCCAGCCGCTTTTTCAGCGCGGGTGAGGCTTTCACCATCTTGACGGCATCGCGGAACAGAATGCCGGCCTGATCCTTGTGGGAGGCGACCGCGTACACCTGGGCGCCAGCCTCTTGGTCGGCGCAGAGCCCGATCAGCGCGATACCGCCCGCCATGGGCGACTTGCCATTGCCCTTACCCTCCTCGATGTAGGCGCGGCGGAAACGGCGGGCGCCATCCGCCTGCTTCCAGCCGAACAGGCTGCCGATCTTGAATGCTTGGCTGGGGTGCAGCTTGAACGGCTTGCCCTCAAACTGGCCTTCGCTCAGACGCAGCACGTCCTCAAAGAAGGCGATTTTCTTGTCGGCGGCTTCACGGTCGAAGTACAAGCCGCGCTCGTGCGCATCTTCCAGATCTTTCAGGTGTCGCCGGCAGGCATTGCGAACGTGAGGGCCTGCCACGATTCTCCCCTCAACCACCGCCAGCGGGTACTGGCTGGTCCGGCAGTTAGAAGTGCTTGTCGTCCGGGTCTTCGTCTTCGCTTTGGCCATGATTCACTTTCGTCTCATCCACCGGCGTGGCGCCGAGCTTCGACAGCAGCGAGCCCAGGGCTTGCATCGCCGAAACCCCCATCTCCGGATCGGTAGCCATACGCGCCGCGAGGATGCAGACCTGCCGCAAAAGGAGCCGGTGCCCGGCGTGAAGCCAAGGCATGTTTTCGACCTGCTCTTTCCACACGGCAACCTGCTCTTTGGTCATCCCTTTGTAGGGAGGGCCGATTGCTTTCGGCCCTTTGGGCGTCTTTCGATCCCGATGCCGTTTTGGATTCTTCGCCGCAGCGCCAGAAACCGACGCTTTCGCCGCTGGCGTACGGGGATTTGCCATCTTTCCCCACCTTGAGGGGGTCGTCTTTCCAACTGTGGATGCGTGAAGAAAGGGGGGCGCACGTATCGCCGGGCAATCGACCCAAACTTTTTGGCCCCCCTCCTCTTCTCCGTTCAGCTTTCTGTGGATAACTCCGCGCCGGGCCGTTGGCCTACTTGATCGGCCAACCGTCGGCGTCGCACCCCACAACCACGTGCTGGGCGTTCCCGAAGCCGCCGTCCTCGCGGGCCGTCTTCCGGCTATGGCAGCTGATGCACATTGTCCGCAGGTTCTCTGGAGCGTTGTTGTTGGGGTCACCGTCCGAGTGGTCGACGTGGGCCTGCCCTTTCCCGCTGCAGAGGACGCCACAACCCTGCTCCTGGCATCGGTACAGGTCTCGAACCAGAATGGCCTCTCGCAACGCGCGCCAGGCTCGGCTATTCGTCGGCAAAGCGCGCTTGGCTTGCCGGTTGCCTGCCAGCCCACGGGCACTCATCAGTAGGGCTTCCCATCCAGATCGACGCGCGCAGGCTCGGCACCTTCGTCGAGCACCGGCGCGCCGACCTCCTCACCCAGCAGCTGGGCCACGGCCTGCACCAGCAGTCCCACGTGCACCGTCAGCTCGGCGATCTGCTTGCCCTGCTCCACGATGGTGGCGTGCTGTTTCTCTGTTAGGGCCAGCAGCTTGTCGAGCCGATCATCCACCACGATCCACCTCGATCACTTCTTGGCAGGCACGGACGTGGTCGTCGGCGTCTCGTCCGACTTGAACAAAAGCGCCCGCAATCTCTGCTCGTAGTTGGGCTGCCTGGTCACGTTCGACGGCGCCGGCGACGGCTTGGGACAGGAGGCTGGTGCTGCAGGTGGCGAGGTCGTCGCGCAGCTGGAGACGACCATCGCGCAGGTCAGCCACAACAGCAGCAGGGACGGCCTGAGCCGCGGTGCGGTTTTCTTCATGCTTGGCTCCGATGTTGGCCAGGTCTTCGGCTTGCTGGTGCTCGACGGCACGGGACTGCTGCTCAACCTGTAAGGCTTGCTTACCGGTTGCCACCTGGCTCAGGGCCTCGCTGCCCTCGGCGCGATCACCGCGCCACGCCCAGCCTGCACCGAACATGGCAGCGGACCAGAGGACGAAGCCCAGCAAGAGCCTCACGACCGGCCCTCACACATGGCCCGCTCAGCAGCACGGCGATTGGCCAGCCCCTGCACGCGATTACCGCCCGCGTAGACCCAGCGCTCCAACTCGGGACACCAGGCCGCTGCAGGCTGGCCTTCGTTGATCTTGCGCACAAGCGTCGAGTTGCAGGCTGCCGCCACGCCGACGTTGTAGGTCCAGCTCAGCACTGCCGCCCACTGGCGTTCGCCGAGCGGCACGTTGATGCACCGGCTCACACTGGTCAGGTAGCTGCCCAGGCGGCTGTTGAGCTTTTCAGCGCACTCCTGCTGGGTATAGACCGCCTTGTCCGGGCGGCTGGTGTCGCCGTAGCAGTGGGTGGCCACACCTACCATGTCGATGTAAGGGGTGGCCGAGTAGCCTTCCCACGGCTGCACCAGCGCGGTGGCAGCCAGGGCGATCACCGCGGCGGCGCTCGCGCCAATGATCTTGGCCTTCATGCCTGAGCCCTCTGCCGCCACTCGCGGATCCAGCGCCACCCGAGGTAGCTGATCTGACCGACTAGGTAGATGATCGTCAGCACCACCACCACGCGGTCGAGGTTGGCACCGGCGGCAACCGCGCCGGCGACCGTCACTGGCGGCGCAGCCTTCGCTACAGCACTTGCGGCAGTGCCAATGATTTCATCCTTCATGGTGGCCCCGTTGCTTGTCCGGTTCGGCATATGCCCCTCCCGGTTGATAGGTGCCCGCCCCTAGCGCCGGCTGGGCACGAGAGTTAGTCCGGCTGGGACGCGGGCAAAGAAAAAGCCCCGGCTGGGCCGGGGCTTGCGATTGGATGGTGGCAAGAATGCCGCCTTTTTCGATGACCTAGGAAGTCATCGTTACGCCGCCTTGGACAACGCCTTGTTGAACTCCACCGCAGCGCGCGACTCGGCCTGGCGGAAGTTGGCCAGCATCCACTCGTAGACCGGTCGCCAGAACCGGCTGTACGCCGAACAGTCGGCACCGATGGACGTGCCGCGCTTGCGGCCACTGAAAGGCTCATAGCCGCTACCGCCGCAACGCGGGCAGTTCACAGCACCCGCAACGGCAGGATCCTGAACAACCCTCTTCCCCTCGCAGCCCGAACAGTCGCAACAGCCGGCCATTTCAGCGATCACAGCGCTTGCCAGCACACCCAGCTGCTCCATGGTGTTGTTCGGCCACGCCGCAGCGCGCGCGTCATCCAGCGCCTGCTCCGTGCGCCGCAGTTCCCGCCGCTGTACGTCCGTGGTCTGCCCACCGCCCCAGCCAATACTGGCTTTGGCAATGCCGAAGCTCGTCCTGGCGTCCGCAAGGGCATGCATCTGCCGGGTGAACTCCGGAGCCACCAATGCGATGACCTCCTGTCGCAGCTGCTCGCGACGGCGAGCCCCACTCTCGGGCCACCACAGCGCCTCCAACAGCTCGCGACCCAGCCCGTGCTGGACGAACGCCAGGGCAGCCAGAATCTCCTGCGTTGACGGCCCCGCAGCGCTACCGTCATAACTCATTGCCTTCGGGCCCGTCCCGCTGGACAGCAGCTCGCGCGCGTCTTTCATCCCTTTCCCCTTAATCGATCTCGTCGGTTGATTTCGCGGCGCAGCGCGCGTGATCGGCGCAGCGCCTGCTCGGCCTCCCCGCGCTGGTCCGGTGCCGTCCACGCCCGGTTCCATCGCATTTCGGCTATCTCCTGCTGCAGGCTGCTCAGCAGCCCCAGCGCCTTGTCGTCATAGCGGGTCAGGTCCATTCACCCAGCATTGCGCGCGCCCGTCGCAACGGCCGCGACCACCCTTACTGCGCGGTGCCAAACCGAGCGATCAGCGCCGCATCAGCCAGCGCCTGCCCTTCTGCCTTCTTTCCCAGCGCATCCCATGCCGGCCACAGCTGCACAGCGCGCGACCTGGCCGCATCCTTGTCTGCACCGATCAGGCCGGCCCGCTTCTTCCATGCCTGCGGCGTCACCAGCGTGGTCGGGATCATCAGCGCCGCCACCACGCCCTCAGCCACCCCCGCGGCATGGCCGAACCCGAAGGAAGACGCCACACCCTGGCGCGGCATGCTGTGGACCTGCTCGATGTAGGCGTGCTGCACGTCGTGGTGCCCGAGGAACCGGGCCAGCGCGGCAGAGTCGAGTCGGCTCGACTTCCCCAGCCGCACCAACGGGGCACGGATCCACTCCACCGGGACCAAGTCGCGGTCGCCGGCCAGCAGCACGACGGCACCGCTGCAACCTGGGTCGATTCCAACCACTCGCCTCATGCTGCCTGCTCCCAGCTGGCCGTCAGGATCTGCACCTTGCCGCCGCGCGCCTTGAACTGCTCCACCGTCTCGGATGGGCCAGCGGCGTTCTTCCCCGGCTTCGCGCGCTTGGGCCGGGATACCGTGTTGTGGTCCATCCGCCGTTCGCGAGGCGCACGCTGGGGGTTGACCCGGGGTGCCTGGGCCTTCGTTTTCTTCATGCTGCTGCCCTCAGTTCGTTGATGTAGGTCTGCTGGGCGATCAGGTCGTCATCGGATCCGAACGCCTCATGGAACTTCTTGGACCAGTGCAGCGGCGGCCCCCATCGGTCCACCATCTGCTGCTGGGTCATCCATTCGCGGCGGTAGCGCTGGTGATGCCATTGGCACAGCGCGTACCCGTAGAAGTGGCCGCGCCGGATGTTTCCCGACTTGGCGTGGTTGTATTCGCAGCCGTAGACCACGTAGCGCTGCGCCATCAGGCCCTGCGAGTACCGCACCAGACAGGCCATGCAGGGGCCGGTCTTGGCCAGCTCGATCCGGGCCGCTTCTTCCTTGGTCGGCGGCGGCGCCTTCGACCACATCAGCGCAGCTCCGGCACGGGGCCGGCATAGCGGGTGATCGGGATCTGACGCATGCCGTCGCGCCACACGGTCATCCCACGGGTCGCGTACAGGACCAGCGGCTTGATCCCGTAGCCATAGGCCAGATACCAGCCGGCCTCTGCCACCGGCTCCGACGCCGGCCGCACTTCCAGTTCGACGTGGTCCTGCCTCATGCCGCGGCGTCCTGAGTGGAACCGAGCAGCTCGGCGATCTCCGCCAGCCGCCTCCGGGTGCGCTCGTTCGCTTCCGGGCTGGCCTCCACTCGACCGGCCAGCAGGGCCAACGGGTTGAACGCGGGCGTGGGCGCCAGCAAGGCCAGGTGCTCCGCCACCTGCTGGTGCGCCAACCGGCCGCCGTCGACCGCCAGCTGCAGCGCTGCGGCCCGGGCGCTGGCGTCGTGGCCCAGCGACGGCTGGTAGACGGCGCAGCCACCCACAGCGCGCGCGCTCTTCACCAACCGGGCGTACACCTCCAGGAACGCCTGCCTGGCTGCGATCTTGTCGCCCTCCTCGACCAGTGGCAGCGCCGCCGTCCATGCGTCCCGGGTCTGCTCAGTCCACACCAGAGTTCCCGCCTCGTCAGTGGCACGGATGGCCACGGCCCATGCTTCGTTCGGGGCCGGATGGCCGTCGTCAATGCGCTCCATGATCGCGGCCAGGCTCAGCCGGCCCTTTACCTCGCGGCGGCACGCGGTCAGCGCCTCGGCCAGGACGCGCAGCGGGTAGGTCACCAGATCGGTGACCATGTAGGCCGCAGCGGTCGGACGGATCTGCTCGCCCATCACCTCGGCCGTGGCCACCAGCATTTCGACCAGCGTGTCCTGTTCGGCATCACTGAGCATTTGCGTTCCCCTTCATGCGGCGCAGCAGCGCCTTGGCGTCTTCGGCGGCGGAGGCGTTGGCTTGGGTCTGGTCCTGCTGGTTGGCGCTGGTGGCGGTCATCTGGCGCCCGGTAGCCCACTGCGTGCGGTACGCCTCGGCCCCGGCCAACAGCACGCCCAGGTCGTGCATCCGCTTCACGGCGTAGTTCTCGTTGACGCTCAGGAACCAGCCGGCCACCAGCGGCGCCTCTTCACGGCCCAGGCGTTTCACCAGATCCCGAACGTTGGTGTTGACCTTGGCGTTGCGGACGGGGTCCACACCGTGGCGGATGCGGTAAGCAGCCCGGTAGGCAGCCCACGTCGCCTTGCAGGCCAGCTGCATCTGCTCTTCCTGCTCCGCCTTTGTCAGCGGCGCGGCCGACAGGCCCGCCGGAGATGACGGTTCTTCTGACGGTTCATTGGTGGTTATATGACGGTTAGGCGGCACGGGGCGCACCTCCAGACCTGCGCCCGGTGCATCCCCTCCTGCAGCGGGCGCATCCCCACCTGCAGCGGGCGCACCCCCTGCATGGGGCGCAGCACCTGCGCCCGGTGCAGCACCCGATTTACCCGCCTTGCGAGTGCCCTTCGACGGTGCAGCGTCCTTGTCGAACTTGGCCGGCGTGACGTTGTAGACCGTGCTGCTGTTGAACCGACGATCACGGGTCAGCAGGCCAACGGCCTCCAGGTGATCCATGGCGGTGCGCACAGCGCGCGGCGACATGCAGCAGCGCGCGGCGATGGTGCCCACTGCCGGCCAGCACACGCCGTCATCGTTCGCTTGGTCGGCCAGCGAGATCAGCACAGCCTTCTGCGTGACGCTCAAACCCTGCAGCGGCCAGCACTGCGACATGATGATGGTCGACATGTCAGAGCCCCAGCGACAGGTTTTCGCCCGGGGCTACCGGGAACCACGTGCAGGCGCTCTTGCCCGTCGTGGCACACGGCGCTGCAGGGCCGCGCCAGATCTTCCCTTGGCGGGCCAGCTCCGGCAGGCGACGGCCGAGCATGTGGCGGTCAAGGCCAGTCAGCGCGGCCAGATGCAGGCTGCTCTGCCCAGGGTGGCGATGCACTGCTGCTGCAGCGCGCGTCTGCTGGTCCAGCAACTTGCCGGTGGCGATAAGGTCAGCCGCAGCCGCGTGGCTGCTGTTGGGATCCTTGGATCGGGCCAGGTGGCTCACCGGGCCACCTCCAGCCCCATGGCGCGGATCACAGCCTTGCGGAACGTCAACGCACTGATGACCATGTCATCGCACTCGTTGATGATTTTGTGCCCGTGCGGGCGGTCCTTCTCGTCAATAACGCCGTCGGCCACAGCAGGGCTGATCGCGGCGCAGAGGTCGCCGAAGTCCTTCATCAGCTGGCCAACGCCCACCGTGTCCGCCGCCGTTTCGATGGCATCCATGCGGATCGGCAGAATGCCCCGGCGACGGCCCAGTGCGCGCTCGCAGTTGCTGCGGTAGGGCTCGGGGAGGCTCTGCACCCAAGCGTCTTCCAGGTCGGCCGGGAGCGTCTTCACCACACCGTCTAGGTAACGGCCCAGGATCTGGCCGTTGTGCTTCTTGTCCGCATCGCCGTCCCCTTCCCCGCCGAGGGTGATGCGGAACGGCACTTCGCGGTCGTCCTGCGCATACATCGACAGGTACTGATCGGCCACCACCATGGCGAAGCTGCGGCGGTTGGTGCCGGTGTCGCGCAGCATCTGCTCGGTGAATCCGTAGATCACGGTCTGGCGCTTGGGCAGGAAATGGGGCGTGGGCTTCATGACAGGCTCTCGGGGGCGGCGCAGGATTGGCGCCATGGAGATCAACAACTCAGGGACGACGGCCAGGGATGGCCTTTCAGGCGGTGTCGACAGGGCCAATGCGGTCGGCATCGAGGTCGAGGCTGACCGGGGCGACCGGGGCCTGGTCGCCAATGCCGAGCAGACGCAGAACTTGCGGCAGCGCGGGCACGGCGCCAGCGCTCGGCCAGAGCGCGACCTGCTCGACCGGCAGGGACAGCACGATGGCCAAGTGGGCGTCGGTGCTGAGGCCGAGCTTTTCCAGCAGCTGCTGCTTGGTGACCGGAGCAAGGACGGCGGCGGCGCCGAAGATCTCCGGGCAGAGCTCATGCCGGGAAACTCCCGTGGCCCGCTCGATTCCCAAGACCTGGGCCGCGGGAATGCTGGACCGGGATTTCCAGTTGCTGACGGCGCTCTGGCGAACACCAAGGGCAGCGGCGAGAGAAGTCACGCCACCAGCGGCTTTTACGGCTTTGTCGAGAGCGTCCATGCGAGGAGCATCACATATCGTGATCCTTCAAGCAACACAATTCGTGTTAGCGCCGCATCACATACCGTGAAGAATCCCGGTATGGCCTTCTCTGACAACCTCCGCGCCGCCCGGATCAATGCCGGCATGACCCAGGAAGCACTGGCGCTCGCCTGCGGCTGGTCTGGTCAAAGCCGTATCGCGAACTACGAATCATCAGCGGCCAGCGCGCGCGAGCCCAAGGTGTCAGAAGTGCCGCTACTGGCCAACGCCTTAGGCGTCAGCATCGCGTCCCTGTTCGGCGAAGCGCCGGCGTCTCAGTCCCCGCGACCCGCTCCTGCAATCCTTGCCGAAACCCACCGGTTCCTGGCCAAGGCGTTCGGAACACTCGGCAAGGCCTTCGATATCGAAACGGATGCTGATCTGTTCGCTGATGTGTACGAATGGATCTTGAACGACGAACGCCCCGCAGATCAGCGAAACCTGGTGGATTTCGCAGCATGGCGCGAGAAGCGCGATCTACACAGGGGAACTGCAACACATGAGCAAAACGGACGAGCTGCTGCACAAGCTGATGGAGCGGATAAGCGCCGCGCCTGACAAACAGCCTGCGCCCCGCCCGGCTACAGGGAAGCGCTCCGCGCACTTCGATGCTGTCGCACGCGAGAGCCATCTGCGCATGATCCGAACGTTGGCCAAGGTCTATAGCCCGTTCGGCGTTCAACTCATCATCGACCAGGCAACGTTGGGGCACGCATCTATAGATGACCTCGGTGATGACGACCTAATCGAGCTGCACCGCAATCTGGACCGCGCCCGCGAGTGCATCCGCGACGACGTGTCCTTCGAGGACGCCGGCCTGATCCGGAACCAGTTCGACTAGCCCAAGCCTCTTTTTCTGAACGGAACTATCGCCGTTCAGAAAATGCACTCCCAAACATCACGTTTCGTGTTGCATCAATAATCACATTGTGTGATCTTAACCCCGTCGCCCAACGCAGCCCCATCCCGGGGCCGGGCGCAGGAGATCACACATGGCCAGCCTGTCCCTCGGCGCCGCCAGCATCGCGCCCACCGTCCTCTCCATGGACGCCCTCGGCAAGGTCGCCGTAAAGCTCGGCTTTGCCTCGCTCTACCTCGATCCCGCCGAAGCTGACCAGCTCGCGCTGGAGCTGCAGCGGGCGGCGCAGGCGCTGCGCATCAACAGCACCACCGCCCAGCAGTACAACGACGCCCTGAGCCGGAAGGACGCGGCATGAGCGCCCGGGTCTTCGCTCGCGTGCAGCCTGCCGGCCGCGCTATGCCGGTCACCGCCGACGAACACAACGTCGTCGTAGACCTGGGCGACAGCGCGCTGCTGCTCACCATCGCCGACGCTCGCCAGCTCGCCATCGACCTGTTCCGCGCCTCCAGCCCGGCCGCCGGTGCGCCCATGGCCGCCGACCGCGCCGAGAAGCATCTGCAGGTGCAGGCATGAGCGCCGTCGCCATCCTGGTAGGCCCGCAGCAGCGCGGCCGCGCCGTTGCCGACGCCGTCCGCCTCGCCGCCCTGCGCATCGGTCACCGCCCCGACTTCGCCAACACCGTCGCCGACCTGGCACGGCTCGACTTCCTGCGCGGCGGCAGCGCCGCGGCTGCCATCAGCCGCATGAAGCAGTCGCTGCGCCGCAAGCCGCAGCGCGCGTGGAGCCACGCCTAATGCACCACCTGGCCCTGCCCTTCTACTGCGCCGTGATCGTCGGCGCCCTGATGGCGCTGCTCACGCGCGCCATCTACACCGGTTCCGCCTCCTTCGTACTGGTGGCCCTGGCCGGCATCGCCTACTTCGGGTGGCACGGCTGGAACGACGCACGCCGCTGCTGGCCGGCCTTCCGCTCCGAAATGCAGCGCCGCACCGAGCACCGCCGGGCAATGCCCGCCGACGACACGCACTGAGCAACCGCCCGCCCGAGCCGCCGGGCTCCGCCGCCGACCGGACTTCCACATGTCGGCAACTATTTCAGGATCGCCGCCATGAATGCCACCGCCAGCCATGCGCCATTAATCCACCCACTCGAGCGCTGCGCGTCTCCTGATCTCGCTGAGCATGTCAGGGACAGCGGAATGGTATTGACCACAGGCATCGGTCAGACCGGTCTCCTCAGCCAAAGCGAGTTGGCATCGCAGCAAGAGACTGAGGTACATCTCGTAGATGCCGAAGTAGCCATTCGAATGGACTGTGACGGATGGCTTCACCTTCAGTTCGCGGCGCTGCGCTCTGAGAACGGTGTCTGTGCGAGTGGCACAATCAACAATGAGGCTTCTGGTAGCTGGCTTGAACACGTCTATGTAGTCCACCAGTCCGCGCGCCATATCAATATCCAAACACTTCGAAGTGTTCATAACTTCGTTGTACTCGGCGCCGGACATCTCTCCCTTGCACATCTGGATGACTGCCTCAAGCGAAAGTGCCTGAATTTCCATGGTCGCGACAGCCATGCGTGCCTTCGCCATTCCTTTGCGTCGCCGGTCTTGGCCCTGAAGGACGATAGGCGCGACTCCGACAAAGAGCGCGATGATCGCTGCCGCTGCGGTTGCGACTGCGCTCCAATCAATCACACACGTCGCGCCGAGCGGATAGCACTCTGCGAGTCCAGACATCCATGCCATTGCAGTTTCCCCCTGAGGAATGGCTCGGATTCTGCCATGACGGAATCGCAACCGCACTCGGCTGGCCCGAGCTACTGGCATGCGTAACCAGCTCGACATCTTCAAGGACGATCCGGTCCGCATGGCCAAGGCCAACCGCGACGCCGCCGACCACGTGCTGACCGACAAGCAGTTCACCGAAAGCGAGCGCCAAGAGCGCGCCGCCTACTACACCCGCGAGGCAGAGCGCTGGGAATTCAGCGCCGCCCTCGGCGGCCAGCAGATCAACGGCGCAAAGGAGCCGCGAGCATGAACAACGACACCAAGACCAGCGCTGCCCGCGCGCCCTCACGCACCGGCCACGTCAGCTTCGGCGATGCGAGTATCAGCGTGTGGGAGGAACCGAGCGTGCCCCTGACGTACGGCAATGCGTGGGAGCACCAGTTCAAGGCTGACGTGTTCGCACGGATCGTCCAACAGCTGAATCGGATGGGCTGGGTGTGCGAGATCCCGCCCGATCTGATCGAACGCTATGGAATCAGCTTCGCTCGCCGTGAACGCTACTGCCGCAAAGGCGACCTGCATGCGCAGCTGAGCATCGAAGGTCGCCACATTGAGCTGAAAATCTGGCAGGAGCTGCACAACGTCTCCAACCGCAACGGTGGACGCTATGACTTCGACAAAGAGCAGCGCATGCCGTATCTCCTGCGCCTGCAGATGGAAAACACCCGCCGCCGGCTCCGCGACTACCTGGTCAACGTGTTCGATGGATACACATTCCAGCCGCCCAGGATCACCAGTCCTAACCCATGCCCTCTGACCTACTTCAACCAGCATTGGGATGGCGAGTACGAGAGGAAGCGTGGAACCCACAGGTTCGACCGCGGTGCCGACGGCTGGCCTTCTGAAAAAGCACTCGGAAGCTGGGCCAGGAACGATGCGGATGGCGCTGCCCTCCAGCATGGCGACGTGCGCTGCGTTCGCGACCAGACGGGGCGGTTGCGCAGGGGGCGCGTTTACGGCGGCATCAACGGCATGTGGATGCTTGTCTACGGACCTGGCCCGCGTGACTACATGCACGAAAGCGCAGGGGAGTTCTTCTCCTACGCATCAGGCATGCCACGGAAGGTTGCGCCTGCCTATCAAGCCAACAAGCGGCTGCAGCAGGAGCTCGCGCTGGCGATCAGCAAGCAGAATTTTGAGCGCGCCATCGTCCTTCGCGATGTAGCGGCACAGCGCGCGCAGGTGGCCGCCCATGGGTAAGAGCATGCCTATCGGCCTTTGCTGCGTCTGCGATGACCCGCTCGGCCTCCGCGATGCCGGTGTCTGCAAGACCTGCGGCAACGGCTTCTGCTGGAACGAATGCGGCTCGTGGCACCACGGCCAACACACCTGCTCCACCTGCATGGACGCCGACGACGGCGACCAGGACGACGACGAGGAAGATTCCAATGGCTGATGGCTCCCGCTCCTTCAACTTCCCCGCACCGCAGCGCTCACGCCTGCGCCCGGGCGAGATCGTGGTCGACCTGTTCGCAGGTGGCGGCGGCGCCAGCGAAGGCCTCAAGCAGGCCCTCGGCATCGATCCCGCCCTGGCATACAACCACGACGAGCTGGCCATCGGCATGCACGCCGCGAACCACCCGCTCACCCAGCACCACCGCGAGGATATCTGGCACGCCGACCCGCGCGTGGACGTGGCCGGCCGCCCCATCGGCTGGTTCCATGCCTCCCCGGACTGCACCCATTTCAGCCAGGCCAAGGGCGGCCAGCCGCGCAGCCGGAAGACCCGCGCCCTGTCGTGGGTGGTGTTGAAGTGGGTTGGCCAGCTGCTGCGTGCTGATCGCCTGCACGGCACCAACACCGCGCCGCGCATCATCTCCATGGAGAACGTCTGGCAGATCCTCACCTGGGGTCCGCTGGTGGCCAAGCGCTGCAAGGCCACCGGCCGCGTCATCAAGATGGACGGCACCGTTGCAGCGCGCGGCGAGTGCGTACCGGTCGAGAACCAGCAGCTGGTGCCCGACAAGCGCCACAGCGGTCGCACCTGGCAGCAGTTCGTGGCCGCGCTGCGTGCGCTGGGCTATGTGGTCGAGTGGCGCAAGCTGGTGGCCAGCGACTACGGTGCCGGCACCAGTCGCGAACGCCTGTTCCTGATTGCGCGCCGCGACGGCGAGGCCATCGTGTGGCCGGAGGCCAGCCACGGCCCCGCGCCGGGCCAGCGGCCCCGCGTCACCGCTGCCGACTGCCTGGACTTCTCCATCCCCTGCCCGTCCATCTTCACCCGAACCCGGCCGCTGGCTGACGCCACCATGCGCCGCATCGCCAAGGGCGTCATGCGCCACGTCATCAAGTCGGCCGATCCCTTCATCGTGCCGGTGACGCACCAGGGCGGCGACCGCGTCCACGACGTGCGTGACCCCATGCGCACCATCACCGCCGCCAACCGCGGCGAGCTGATGCTGGCAGCGCCTGAGCTGGCTCCTTTCATCTCCGAGCATGCCAACGCCAGTAACCAGCGCACGATGGCCGCCGACGAGCCGCTGCGCACGGTCTGTGCCGGGGTGAAGGGTGGTCACTTCTCCGTGGTGACGCCGATCCTTGCCGGCGTCGGCGGCCGGGCCGGCCAGTCCGAGCCGCGCTCGGGCGGCGAACCGCTCTACACCATGACCACCAAGGCAGACACTGCGCTGGTGGCCCCGCACCTGGTCAAGTTCAGGGGCGACAGCATCGGCACCCCTGCCACCGAGCCTGTGCCCACGATCACCTCTGGTGCTGGCGCCGCGCGCCCGGCTGGTGCCGCGCATGCTCTTGGCGTTGCCGCTGCCTCTCTGGTCACCCTGCGGCGGAACATGGTCGGTGCCGACGCACGCACGCCGCTCACTACCGTGGCCGCTCAGGCCGAGCACCACGCGCTGGCGACCGCCTTTCTGGAGCAGGCCAACGGCGGCTTCTACCAGGGTGCCGGAAACGATGCGCGCGACCCGGTCAGCACCATCACCGCCAGCGGCAGTCAGCAGCGGCTGGTGAGCGCCGGACTCGCCGAGCTTTCGCCCGATCAGGAGGCCGGCGCCCTGCGAGTCGCCGCCTTCTTGGTGAAGTACTACGGGACCGGCGCCAACGTCCCGTCCCTGCTCGATCCGGTGGACACGGTCACCACCCGCGACCGCCTGGCGCTGGTCACCGTCCACATCCAGGGCGTGCCGCACGTCATCGTGGATATCGGGCTGCGCATGCTCAAGCCGCATGAGCTTTATCGCGCTCAGGGGTTCCCGGCCAACTACATCATCGATCGCACCGCCAACGGCACGCCGCTCAGCACCAGCGCCGCCGTGCGCATGGTCGGCAACAGCGTCAGCCCGCCGCCGCTGCGCGCCTTGGCCGAGGCCAATCTGGACCGCGTGCCCACCAGCATGGCAGCCGCCGCATGACCGCCTTCAGCCAGGCCAAGCACACCGCGCGGGTGTTCCTCTCGGAATGCCGCGCACGCCGGCACGGCCTCGGCTTCTGGTTCGCCTTCAACGCTGCACAGCGCGCGCGCATTCGCGCCTCTGCACCTGCACCACTGCCTGCGCCGCCGGCCTTGCCGGCCCGCCCGGTTCAACAGGATCTGTTCGCATGACCGCTGCAAGCTTCCCCGCCACCCCGGCGGCCGCCGCTGACGCCTGCCAGGCATCCTCGCCCGTGGCCGCGGTGGTCGCCACCATGCGCCGCCTGGGCGCCGCCGGCGCGCCGATCTCCGCCGACCAGGTCCGCGAGTGGAGCGACACCCTGTTGCAAGAGCTGTATTCCCAGCCGCCTGTGCGCTGGGAGTACCGGAACAAGAACGACATGGGGCCAGGATGCTGGGTGACAGCCTCACCGGAGCACGTCTATCACGCTCGCATTCGCGGTTGGGTCGTGCGTGCCCTGTGGGAAACCCCGCGTGTGGCCCAGCCCGAGCGCGATCACGCGTTCAAGGCCGGCGTCTGCACCAGGTGCGGCGACCCCGAGGACTGGTCCGGGCCCGATTGCAATCCTCCGGCGAAACCCGTGGACCCGCGCGCAAAGCTGCCATTCGATCCCCGATGGCTGCTCCAGCCCCTGCGGTGGCTGCGTGATGCCAGACCCGGCGGCCCTAACCGCTACGACCGCGAATACCGCGCCAAGCAAGCCGCCTTCCTGATCGAGCAGCTTGAAGCCCAATACCCGGAGTGCCAGAAGCCATGACGCAGAAACACATCAGCCATCCCGAAGGCCTGCCGAACTGCGCCGCCGGACACCGCGCGCGCCACATCCACGACCTGCGCAGCCCTGCCGCCGGCGGCGGCCACCTGGTCGAGTGCGCCTGCAGGGCGACCAGCAAGAGCCAGGATCCGGAGAAGGCGCTGGCCGAATGGCGCCGAATCAACCGCCCGGCACGCAGCGCGCGCCCGGCGCCAGCACCAGAGGTCGCCGACAACGTGGTCCAGTTCAACCTCACCCTGGCCGAACCGGCCGCGAGGCACACGCGCGCCAGGGCCAGCGCCCAAGGAGGCCGCCCGTGATCGGAGAAGTTCTACAGTTCCGCGATCTGCAGGAGCTGTGCCGGCCCGGCAAGCGCCCGCGGCTCGCCACCGTGGAGCGCTGGGCCAAGCAGCGCAAGATCCGCGTGCAGTACGACGGTCAGGGCGGCGTCTGGACCACCACGGCCGCGCTCAATGAGGCCCTAGGCCTCACCAGCCCGACCACCTCGGCTTTCGAGAACGAGAGCTACCCCGCTTCGCTGATCTGAAAGGACGCACCACAGCACCATGGCTAGACCGCGCAAGGCTCCGCCCAACCTTCCAGCCCACATCGACTACAGCCTGGTGCCTCCCGGTATCTACTGGGATCGCACCGGCCGTGGCAGATGGTGCGTACAGGATCCGCACCCGGACGGGCACGGTTTTAAGAGGAAGACGGTGGCCGGGCCTACTGCGCGCCTGTCCGATCTGCACGCAATCGCTGAAGGCCGGCGCGGGGAAGCGCAGCGCGGCACGATCGCGTACGTGATCGACCAGCATGCCAAGAGCCTGGCGTTCACCCAGCTGCAGCCCTCGACACAGCAGCACTACCGCGACTACGCCAAGGCCATTAAGGCCTACCCGTTGAAGAACGGAACCGTACTGGGCGCGGCGGTAGTGGACCGCCTGTCTCCAGGCTTCATACGGCGGCTGATCGACGTGATCGCTCAGGGCAGACCGGGCCAGAAGCCGGGCGATCCGGCCATCCCTGGCTACCCTACGAAGGCCAACCACTGGTTGCGATACCTGCGCCGGGTGTTCGGCTGGGCGCGGGAGCATGACCACGTCACCACGAACCCGGCCACCGGCATCAAGCAGGTGAAGGAAAAGGGTGCCCACCGGATGCCGGCCGTGGACGTGTTCCGCCAGGTTCAGGACTATGCGAAGGAGTGCAGCGCGCGCGGGCCTCGGGCCAAGGGTGCAGTGCCGGCGTACCTGTGGGCTGCCATGGAGTTGGCCTACCAGGCGCGCCTGCGCGGCATCGAGGTGCTGACGCTGACCGATGCGCATGTTGATGGCGAGGTTCTGCGCACGAACCGCCGTAAGGGCAGCCGTGACAACCTGGTGCGCAAGGGCACCGAAACCGAAGACGCAATCGCCATGCTACGGGCGCGGCGCGCGGCGATATGGGAGAAGAAGGGGGGAGTAATTCCGATCCGGGCCGAGGGCCGCTATCTGTTCGTCAGCGAGGACGGTGAGCGGTTGACCGAGGATGGTTGGCAGACTGCCTGGGGGCGCATGATGCGTAACGCGGTGCGCGATGGAATCCTAGCGCCAGAAGAGCGGTTCGGCCTGCATAGCTTGAAGCATCGCGGTGTCACAGACACCAAAGGTAACAAGAAAGAGGCGAGCGGCCACAAGACCGACGCGATGCTGCATCTCTACGATCACTCACTGCCCGTGGTCGATGAATCGGGGGAAGGATGAAATCACTTGCCCAATCGCGCACGCAGATTCGCGATCAGGCCGCTTAGGTCGACGGCTGGAGCTTGCGGGGGCCAAACCGTCCGAGCTAAGAACAGCCCACAGACCCTCTTCACCTCTGGGCGCTGCATGAGGATGCTTTGCGCCGCCTTGAACGAAGTTCCTGCTGTGAATACGTCATCTAAAAGCACTACCGTTTCGCGCAATGGCGTGGCTAGATAAGCGGGATCGAGGGTCAGTGTTGCGGCCATCTCAGCGACTGTCGCTCTTGAGACTCCTTTTGCCGCCGCCGAGTGCTGTGCGCCCCGCTCATGCCTGGTAACCAGCACCGGGCGCCCATCGAACGCTGGGCCAACCCTCGCGCCCCAGCCGTTCATCACTTGGATCATGCGGTCGTCGTAGGCGGCATGGCCCAACGGCTTGGAGCCAGGCATAGGCACCACTGTCACCTTGCTCATGGACTCTTGCGACACAGCAGGCGCAAGTTGCTCGATGCTCTCGTTTATCGCGGAAATCTTGTGGTGACGCCGCTGCGGATGCTGCGCCACGTCAATCTTGAGATTCCAGATCAAGTTGTTAGTCGGGCTCGCATCCCACTTTCCCCCGGCGATGTACTCACCGAAAAAGTAGCACACGTCATCTTCAACGAGACGCGACCCGTCAGTGATCCGATTCATTCGAATGGCCATCGCTTGCTTTCCCTAGCTTCGACAGAATGTCCGTGATGGACTTGACGCGAATTGCACCTTGCTTCTCGTACTTGGCCGGCCAAGTGATGTCTGATCGGCGGAAGCAAGACTCCAAAATGAATAGTTTCCGCCCTTGATTGAGCGCAGCCCTTGCTTGGACCAATGTGCCAGACGTTTCTCCCGCTTCCACAATGATTGTCGCGCGCGTCAACGCCGACATGGTCACGTTTCGAGCCGGGAAGAAAAGCCGGTTGGTCTTGTAGTGCTGATTGCGGTAGCGCAGAAACGGAACCTGCGAGATCAGAAGATGGTGTTCCGCAATGATCTTCTGGAGTGGGGCGTTTTCTTTCGGATAGGAATCAAAAAGTGGCGTGCCGATCACTGCGATCGTGTGCCCGCCAGCCTCGATCGCGGCTGTATGCGCCGCCCTGTCGATCCCCTTGGCCAACCCCGAAACGACGGTGAATCCTTCTCTCACTAGCGCCTTCGCAATCTTCCCAGCGTGCATCGCGCCTTCATCGCTCGGGCTTCTGGTGCCTACAATTGCCACTCCAGGGGAGGATGCCAGCGACCAGTCGCCGCGGTAGTAGAAAAGCTCAAGCGGATGGTCAGCCTCACGGAGTCGCTCAGGATACTCAGCGCTTCCATGAACCCTGACGCCTACCTCTTCCATCCTCCCGCCGAGGTGATCGCGCAGCTCTGTAAGGACGCGCTCGCGCTCAGCTACCGGCACCAGCTCCGACGGGAGGGCACCAGGATTCTCGCGAAACAGATTCGCGATGGACGCGAACCATGCATTCTGGCCAAGCCAAAGGGACTCGTAGGCCGCCATTTCGGCAATCGGGTCGATTGGAGCCTGAGTCAGGAGCCAGTCTGCGGACAGACTGTCATTGGAACTGTTGATATTTGAGGTCATTAGCAT